CGCCAATTTTCGAATATCTGCGGTCGGGTCGGTAGATTGATCGATTCTTGCGCGAAAGCGTGGCAGAACGCCGGAAAAGCGGTAAATTTGCACAAGTATTGGATTATGGAAGCAAAGAAGATAGTGCATTTGCAGTTCAAGGAGCCGTACAACGGCGAAACCGACTTCTACTTCGGTTCCCTGAAAGCGATCTACGATACCGTTCCTATCGGGGCGGTCGGCATCACATACAAGTCCCTCACGAATGCGACGAGGGGTAGAAGCGAATACGAGAACAAGAAAGTCCTCATTCGCATCGGGCAAATCCAGCGCAAGACGAGAGGACGGTCATTAAAATCGGAGTGCGATGGATAGCAAAGTATATCGGCTGACCTATGTTGCGGATTCATACGATCTCATTACGCATCTGTATTTTGTCGATAGGGCGAAAGCGGAGGCTATGTATCGTGAAAAGCTGGCAAAGGTTTCATTTTACCGAAATGGCTATATCTACCTGCATTCGATGAAAGAGAACGCCGACGGGGTGCTGGACATAGACGAAGTGATAGATTCTAAAAATTTTTGATATGATAGGTGCGATAATTGGTGACATAGTAGGCTCTCGATTCGAGTTCAACAATACGCGGGATGGGAATTTCGCGCTGTTCTCCCCGGAGTGCAGTTTTACCGACGACACGATCTGCACGGTGGCGATTGCCGATGCAATTTTGCGTGGGGAGGACTATCGGGCGAGCATCCTACGTTGGTGTAGGAAATACCCCAATCCGATGGGTGCATACGGAGCGTCTTTCGCCTTGTGGCTCAATTCTCCCGATCCGCAGCCGTACAACAGCTTCGGCAATGGCGCGGCGATGCGGGTCAGCCCTGTCGCCTATGCGTTCGATACGGAGCAAGAGGTGATCCGGCAGGCGATGGAGACGGCCAAGATCACGCACGACCATCCCGACGGAATCATCGGGGCGATGGTGGTTGCACGGGCGATTTACCTGATGCGGAGTTGCGATCCTTTCTGCGATGTTTTGGCCCTCAATCAGGCCCTCGAAATGGTCGGGATGTTCTACGGCGCGGACTGGGAGCAGAATCTCATTCCGAGGGGCAAGTTCGACGAAACGTGTCAGGGGTGCGTCCCGCTGGCCTTTCATATCATCAAAGAGAGCGATTCATTCGAGGATGCCATCCGCAAGGCCATTCTCTACGGAGGCGACAGCGATACGCTCGGAGCTATCGTCGGATCGCTCGCAAAGGCCCGTTTCGGTGTCGATCTTACGACCATAGAGACCGCGATGAGCTATCTGCCGAAAGATATGCAGAATGTTATTAAGAAATTTTATGCAACGTACTGATGAAAGAATCCGATTTACTGCAATACTGCCGCTACTATAAAGGCGAGCGGGAGAACCCATATAAGGGCAAAGACCAAAACAAAACGATGCTCTGGCTTTACGAGCGGACATGGGTTCACGATACTATGGCGGTCATCGCAAGAGGCGATGCGAATGCCTCTGAAAGTCGAAACCTCGACGAATATACTGCGGTCGGATTGGCAGAGTTCGAGAATGCGGACGGAGTGCCGATTACCTTGAAATCCATGCTGTTTAATCGCTATGCACAGGGCAATATGTCGTCGATGATGGATTGCGTCGAGCCGTTCAAGAAATTCTACAAGCGATACTACAAGTAAGGGAGCGCGATTGCACTCCCTTTCTATTTGAGCTGTCCGATCATTTGCAGGTAGATCGTTCTGCCCTGCTTTTTGAGCACACGGAATTGGCTGCCTCGCTGTCCGATCCACTCCATTTCCGATCTTACCGATTCAACCGATTCACCGTCCCATATTTTGCCGTCATACTCGAACTTGTTATAGTCGGTATAATGAGAAAACGGCTCGGCGTAAACGCCCTTTGCACCTTTGGGAACCACGATCACCAAATTGTATGTATCATGGAATCCTCCCGCCCTATGGATGGCGGTCGAGAGGAAGCCTTTATCGACGAACACATCGCCGATTTTCAGCTCTCCGAGGCCGTATCCGAGTTCGTTGATCTCGAAACTGCCGACGCCGCGTCGGACGACGGTATTTTGAGGCATGGAGAACTTTTCAAGTGCCCTCGTTAGGATAGGCAGGTCGTGTTCAAATTCATCGCCGCCTCGTGCCCCGTAATAGGTCTGTCCTCGCAACGGCTCATTCAGATAGCTGTAAGTCTGCGTGTACTTCGTCAGGATGATCCGCTCCTCTTTCGTCAGGCTTTTCCATATACTCCCGGTCATTGAGCGCAATCGGGCATCCGCATCTTCAAAATCCTCGGATTCATATTGATCGAGAAGTTGCTTTATCTCTGCCTTGCTGATATTTGGCAAGGTGAGAGATTTGAATCCCTTTTTCGCGTCGCGCCGTGCCTGCTCCATCTCGCGTTTCTGCTTTTCGGCTACCGCGAGCGAAACCTTTTGCTTGATAACCGCAATATCCTCGTCGTTGGCGATGGCATGCTTTGCATCGGCAAGGAGTTTTGCGACATTGAGGCTCTTCGGATGTGCTTCGGCCCATTGTTCGACAAGTGAGACATCTGCCATCGCTTGTTTGAGCGAAATCTTGTAATTGACGGCGTTAAGCTCCTTGATGTACGCTTCCTGCGATACTTTCCATGTCGGATACTTTTCCTGAACGCCTTTCATGTTGCCGCCGAGGAAGTCGAAAGCCTCGAAATGCAGCTTTTTCGCCTGCTGTTCGAGGGATAAGCCCGACCAGCTCTCGATCTTCGATTTGACGGCATTATACACCCCGTGCAGTTGATCCATCGTGAACTGCTTATGCCACGAGTGGGCATTGGGGATAATGTCGGCGAGAGCCTGCTCCGCTTTCTTGGCGGCGAGGATGGCCTGCGCGACTTTCTTGGTCTCGGTCTGCATGGCTGATAGATCGCCAGCATCGATGTACTTTTGCAGGGCGGAATAATCGACCTCGCCATAATCCCCGGCGACTTTGGCAATATTGTTCGCCGCCGTCTTGATCTGCTGGTGCTTCTTCTGACGTTCGGCCCACGCATTCCGAATCGCCGCCTCTTGTTCGGGTGTTCGGGCCTCATGGCGTAATGCCGCCTTTTCTGCGATTGTAAGCTCTTTCGGTTTCGGATTGAGTATCTCATCAATCGCCGCAGAGTTATTGCGAATAAAGTAGGGCTCCGTGCCTCTATTGCGGGATGCAAGGATATTCTCCTTGTTGTCCCGCACCCATTTCTTGAAATTGGCCGGATATTCGGTGATCTGCCTACCTCGCGGAGTGTATTTCTCGCCTTTGAGGAATGCCTCCGTAACTTTCGCCATCTCGTCCTCGTCGATCAGGATAGGCGTTGCGAAGCAGAAGCATTGCACATGCCAGCCATCGAATACGAAATCCTTTGGATAGTCGCCTGCCAGCTTGTCGCAGATGTCTTTCTTCGGGTGGTTCTTCGATAGCTGGATACGCTGGCCGAGGACGAAATCCATCTGCTGCCACCGCTCATTGTCGGCGCGGCGGTATGCGATGTTCGTTTCCGACCTCGCAACGCGCATGGCATTCTTGGCCGAGGACTTGTAAACGCCCGATCCGGTTTTGTAGTCCTTGCGTTCATAGTCGATCCATCGGTATTTGCCCGTTTTCTCGTCCTTGATGCGCTTTTTCCACTTCCGCCCATAGATAGGCTTGCCCTGCTCGTCTTCGCCTTTCTTGAAGCGGAAACGGCGGAACATCAGATCAGGGTCATTCAGGTATTGCCGGACTTTGCGGGATATGGACTGCGCCGAATCTCCCTCGCCGATGGCGACGGTCATGGCGATCTCCATTTCATCGCGGAGCTGCTGAACCGACTGCCATATCCGGCCCGACAGATTGAGGCCATCCTCCGTCCGGTCGGCAAAGGCGTTCATCGCCGCAGTATTGCGGTTGTTCCATGCGCTGAACTCCGGGCTGGATAACACCTTTTTGCCGAAGCAGGAGGCTACGAGCTTGTCGCATTCGACGTTTGCCTGTTCCCATTCGAGGGTAATGCCCTTGCGGATCGCCGTCGTTACCACCGAATGCAGTTGCCGGAGCAATGCCTCGACTTTCTTTTGGATTCGCATATTATCCCCGTCGAAAGAGTACATGACGCCCTCGTCCAGCGTCGGCACGGATTTGTTGAGAGCGAGGATTTCATTCACCGTTGCGGCGAATAGCTGCCTCACTTTCTCGGCGTAAGCCTCCGTGCGCTGGATGCGCTTGATGGTTTCCGCTTTCGGGTCGGGAGAATATGCTTTTTTTGCCATCGGCTACCTACTTCTTCTGTTGCTGCTTGTTCTTCGGGTCATCTTCATCTCCGTTTTCGTCATCGGGGTCGTCGCCGCCATCCGAGGCGGATTGAGGCCCGCCGTTCTCCATATCACCGAAAATCGACTGCTGCTTCTGCGCCCGTTCCTCCTCTTCGGCTTTCAGACGCTCCATTTCGAGCTTCTTATCCTTGACGAGAGGGTTCAGTTCTACGCCGGTTTCGGTCGCCATGATGCCGCCGTCGAGGCTCTTGATGATATTTTCGAGGGCTTCCGCGATGTCGTCCCCGAACGGCTCTTGGAACTCATGTCCGATTTTCAGATTCTCGCACTCGGTTTTCAGATGCACGTCGAGGACGTTGCCGATGATCGCCGTGATGAGCGAAGAGGTGCGGGATAACAGCTCGTCGTGGGTTTCCTTGTGCTTGGCCGCCTTGATGTCGGCAAGCAACATCACCGTCCGCAGGGCTTTTCCCGACAGATTGCTCAACGATTTCAGCGTGTCGAGCGAGATATTCGGGGTGAACGACTTGGAAAGGATATGATTTTGCAACCATTCGATCTCCTGTTTCTTGCTTTCCGGCGCACTGTCCCATGTCAGGTACTTCGCCGCCTTGTCCACGCCCTCGGAATCGTTCGTCACGAGCAGTTTCGCCGCCTCTTTCTTCTCCGGCAGGTTCTTGATGAGGTCGGCGGCCATGATAGCGATAGGATCGGCGAAATAGTCGTTCGTATCGGCGGTGCGCGAGCCGATCAGCTCCTCACGATGGATAAGCGGCTCGACGCCGTTCCATTCCTTGTCCTGCTGGAAGAGGATGAGCGGAATCTTGCCGATGAAATTCGTCTCTTCGACGACCTCCCATCCGATGCTCTTCCGCGTGCATCGGTAGATGATATTCGGGGTATAGATGTCGAAGTGATAGACGAGGCTGTTTTCCTGCTCCCGGACATAGTAGCCCCAAGCTATGGAGATCAGGTTTTCATACTGATCCCAGCGCGTGTAAATCTCATCTCCCTTGCTCTTGGCGAGCACCCGAATCTGAACGTCCGGCTCATCGTTCGCATCGCGGAAAACGCGGAAAAGCATTGCACTTTCGGTCTCCGATCCGGCGATGCGCTTGCATTGGCGGAGTTTGCTGTTGAAGTGAGTGCGCTCGATGACATCCTGAAATTTTTGGAACGCCTGATCTGTCCCGGTGGATTGCTGCGTCCATTTCACCGGACGGCCGTAGAGGAATACGAGGGCGATTTCATTGATGTAAACCTGATAGGGGATCGGCAGCTTCCATACCGGCTCGAACCGGATGAAATTCCCCTTTTTGTCGGTGATGATCTTGTCCTCCCGCTTCATGATTTCATGGGTGGACACTTCATATTCTTTGAGCGCGGCAATCGCCATATCCATACGGTTGCCCATGCGCTCCTTGACCGCCGAAATGTCTTTGGCGGCCAACAGCTTCTCAAACTCCTGATTCCGTCCTACAAGAGCATTGAGGTAATTACGAAACAAATCAAATAGCATCATATCCTTAAAATTTACTGGTTTACATCCCTAAACTCGACTTGCTCAATACGTCGTAATCTATATCGTCGTCCTCATCGTACAGGTCGTTTATCGCATATCCGAGAATATCGACGAACTCGTCGTGCGGCTGGCTCGGAAATCCGCATACTTCATCGAGAAAATCGTCGTTCCATGACCCCTCGACGATGAACACCCGCCCGCACTCCACGCGCGGCGAAACGGCCCGTAATCGCACCTCCTTGTCATCGGTAGGCGTGGGCGTCCGCTTGACATTGAGGGTCGAGATTTCTTGAAGCATCTGCACCACGCTCTCGCCGTTGGCTTTCGGCTCGACATGGAGCTTGCTCTCGGAATTGCCGTCATGCGCCGCGATGTATTGAGGCAGGAACCGCAACAGGTCGGGCATCTCCTTATACACTTTCTGCGCGTCGATCAGATAGATGTAATTCCTGATCCGGCAGGCCGCCAATACGCCGCTGGGGTCGTTGTCTTGGCCCTTTTTCTTCTTGTTATAGGCCGTATCGAGGTAGAAGTGTATAGGCTCGTTGAATCGCAGCGACCGGAACTCGGCAAGCGAAATCGTGCGGAACCAGTCCCTTTTCACGATATTGCCGCCCTCGATGGTCGGGTGTTGCTGATACAGGGCATTGAACTCGCGCGGGGCGCGGGCTTTCTGCTTCTGCAACTTCTCGATGGAGTGGCGCGACGGCCACAATGCGTCGCCGATATGCCGTTCGCTCAATCCTCCGTCGTATTCCTGCTCGCAGATCGCAGGGATGGCGAGTACCGTCCACTCCTGCGGCTCGGCTTTGAGGATGCGCCCGGCGAGGTCGTCCTCATGCCAACGCGTCATGATGAAGAGCTGCCGCGAATTGTTGTGCAGACGGGTCGAAAGAACGGTGTTGTACCAATCCCACACCCTCTGTCGGTAAGTGATGGAGTTCGCCTCGTTCGCATCCTTTACCGGGTCGTCGATGATCGCAATATCGACGGGTGTACCTGTCAAAGAACCTCCTACGCCGACCGCCTTGTAAAACCCTCGATGACCTACCATCTCGAAGAGATCGACATTCCTCAAATAACCCCGCGAATCCGTGCGGATATTCGAGCCGTTGAGATAGGTTTCAGGGAATATCGCCTGATACTCCTTACTGTCTATCGTCCTCTGAATCGAGCGTGAAAACTGCTGCGCGAGATCGGAGGAGTAGGAGCATCCGGCGATTTTCAGGTCGGGGTTTTGTCCGAGCGCCCATGCGGGGAAATTGCGGGAGATGATTTCCGACTTTCCGTGCTGCGGAGGCATGAAAACCATCAGGTTTTTGATCTTGCCCTCCAACAGCATTTGGCAATGATCCGCGATGAGCTTATGGAACCACTCCAACTCGTATTTCGGATTACTATAACCGAGGAAACGCGAAAAGGAGGTCGGAGCTTCGAGTTTCAACTTCTCGCGCTTCAACCTCATCAACTGTTCGCGTACCTCGATTGTAGATGATCTCATTATTTATCCGCCTTATCCTCAAACCTTTCAAGTCGTGCGATTTCTGCATTGATTTCATCGAGTGTCATAGGTTTTTCGTCGTCCTTTTTGAGCGTTATATCGTTGCGCTGCCTGTTCTGATAGTGTTCGGGGTCGAGATTCGTCAGGAGGAAAATCGCGGCTCCGATATTCGGCTGCACATGGATTTTCTTCCTCTTCATCTTGAACGGGGTCGGCTGTCCGTCCGCTCCGACGCGGAACTCCTGCTCGGTTTCCTCATGCTCATACCCTTTGGCGGCTTTGGATAGCGAGATGGCGAGATCATGGGTGAGGTTCTGCTTGAAAACCTCCTTTGCCCGCTCGATGGCCTCTTTGAACTGCGGCTTGCCTTTCATCCACAGGCGATAGGTCTTTTCGTCGATCCCCATCTCGCGGACAAACTCTTTCAGCTTCGCCCCGCCGTAGTCGATCAGGCCGTGAGCGGCTACCCATGCCTCGCACTCCTCGATTTTTGCCGCATTGTATTTAGCCATTGCTGTTCAGGTCTATGAGTTTGTAAAATTCCTTGCGTAGATCAGAGTTTAGGTTGAAGACGCCCGTAAAATGCGCTACGGACATCTTGCCGTCATTCCGCACTCCTCGCATCGTCTTGCATAGGTGTTGCCCTTTCATCACGATAGCGAAGCCGAGAGCCTCGTTATTCAGAGCCTCGGAAAGCATCTGCACGATGTCCCGTGCCAGCCGTTCCTGCAACTGCAAGCGGGCGGCGCAATAGCCGACCACGCGGGCGACTTTGCTGATGCCGAGGATACGCCCTTTCGGGCTGGGAATGTAGGCGAAGTAATACCGGCCGAAGAACGGCAGGATATGATGCTCGCACATCGAATAGTAGTCGCCGCAGTCGAACACAATATCCGACATGCCCTCCTCATTGGCGAACGTGGTGATCTTCGGCTTCTGCTTCGGATCGTAACCTCGGAATATCTCTTTCCACATCCGCATAATGCGGTCGGGCGTGCCGATCAGTCCCTCGCGGTCGGGGTCTTCCCCGATGGCGCGGATGAGCGTTTTCAGCGCACCGATAATATCTTCTGCGTTTGGAGTGATAGCTTCCATTTCGGATGTGATTTGATGTAGTTGATGGTTGCCGCGAGGTTTTCCGCGTTCCGCGCCTCGTCCTTGAAGTCGCAGGGCTGCAAGTAGTACTCTTTGGCCTCGATACCGTCGTATGCCGACATATCCTGCTCCTGATAGACGACTTTCAGCTCGTCGATGCGTTGGAGCCGAAGCTCGGCATGAGGGCAAAAGTCGAATTTCGGCGAGCAGGTGATCCAGTCGATAAGGCGGTAGCCCTTGATCGGAATCGTGCCGTTGGTTTCGATCTGCACGAACTTCCCTGCGCTATGCAGATGATTGATGAACGACAGGGTGAGTTGCAGCATCGGTTCGCCGCCCGTAATCACGACGTGGTCGGCCGGAAAATCGGCGATTTGACGCATGATCTCCTCTTCGGTGAGGTCTTGGTAGGGCTGGTGCTCCGTATCGCAGAAATCGCAGCGAAGATTGCATCCTGCAAGGCGAATGAAGATCGCCGGAGTGCCGGTATATCGGCCCTCGCCCTGAATCGAGTAGAAAATCTCGTTTACCCTCATAATGCGCCCTCCTCGTCTTTGCTGGTGTCCGCGACATAGATTGCGACGTTGCCCTCGCTCTCCTGCACCGTCGCCTTATAGCATTCGGGAATCTGCTCGACGATCCATCGGGCGATGTTTTCGGCCGTCGGATTGAACGGCAGCAGCTTGTTGAAGTTACCGTGATCGAGGTAGCCGTGAATCTTGTCCTTGATCCGCTTGAAATCGCAGACCATTCCGTCGGCATTCAGTTTTTTTGCCTTGCAGAACACCGTTACGACCCAATTGTGGCCGTGCAACTGCTGGCATTGGCTTTTGTAGGAGAGGGTCAGCCGATGGCTTCCCGCGATCTCCATTCGTTTAGAAACGTAATACATTGCTATTCTTCTTGATGTTTGTGAGTTAAGAGGTAGAAAAACGGCGTGTCGCATAGAGCCAACCCCGCTTTGAGCAGGTATTGCCCGATGACCATGCCGAGGACGAGCATCATGCCGCCCTCCTGCATGAACCATCCGAGACCGATGCCGAATGCGATTGAGATGTAAATCGCCGTGTCGATGATCTGCGAGGTCAGGGTCGATGCGTTGTTCCATATCCACCGCCGTTTGGGATTGCCGCAGAACTGTCCCCGTATCTTGTGGAATATCCATACGTCCCAACTTTGGGAGCAGAGGTAGGCGACCAGCGACCCGAATACGAATATCGGCGTCTGACCGAGCAGCAGCCGGTAGGCCCGTTGCATCTCCTCGTCGTAGGCTGGCAGATACATCGTCAGGATAATCAGGGCGAGGGCGATAAGCTGGGCGGCAAAACCCCTGATGACGGCCTTGTTCGCCTCTTTCTTGCCCCATATTTCGCCGATAACGTCCGTACAGAGAAATGTCAGGGCGTAGGTCAGAGCCGCGCCCGGAATGAGGACGGGAACCCCTCCGATATGGATGCCGGTATCGAGCACCTTGCTCGTAACGACGTTCGCCACGATCAGGCACACGACAAACACGACATTCAGCGTGATGAGATTGGCGTCATTCCGTTTCATACTCCGTCGGGTCGATTATTTCTGAATCTTGCACTCTCGTCCTGTTATTCACGATATTGTCGATAGTGGCGACCGATACGTTGAATATCTGCGCCAATTTCTTTTGATTGTAAGCGCTGCTACGGGGTTTATAGAGTTGACGGATCGCTTTTACTTCATCATCTGAAAGTTTGCAATTTCCGTTGTTTCCTCCTTTTTGATTTTGGCAAAGGCCATTATCATAAGCGTGCCGCATATTTTCTGAATGCGTAACCCATTCGAGATTACTCGTACAGTTATTACTCTTATTTCCGTCGATATGATTTACTTCGGGCTTATTCTCCGGATTGGAAATGAAAGTTTGAGCTACGATTCTATGCGGAGATACGGTTATTCTTTCTCCATTCTTGAATAAATCTAATCTCAAGTATCCGTCTCTCACTTTATAAGGGGCCATTTTTTTTAATTCGCCATATACTTGGCTATAAAATTCACCTCTTGCAGATACGAAATAATCATCAAATCCCTCGATAGGTTGAAGATTCAATTCATCTTCGTAGGGGGTTGGGTCAGTAATTCCCGCATCCTTAAACGCCTCCTTTCGTTCGACACAAGTTCCACATTTCCCGCATTCAAAGGCTGACGACGCTTTGTAGCAGGAGTAGGTTTTCGAGTAGTCGATGCCGAGCCGTTTGCCGATGCGGGCGATGTCGGACTTGCTGATGCCTGTATAGGGTGCGTCGATCTGTACCCCGATGTAGGTGCCGTGCCGCATGGCCTCCGACATGGAATGCACGAATCCCGCGCGGCAATCGGGATAGATCGCATGGTCGCCGTGGTGGTTGGCGATGAGAACCTTGCTCAACTTCCGGCTCTCTGCCAATCCGCAGGCCACGGAGAGCATGATGCCGTTGCGGAACGGCACGACGGTCGATTTCATGTTTTCGGCCTCATAGTGGCCATCCGGCACGGCGTCCGCGCCCTCCAAAAGCGAGGATTTGAAATACTGACCGATGAATGCGAGCGGGATGATGATGTGTTCGATGCCGAGCTGCTGGCAATGCCGCGCGGCGCACTCGGCCTCGCGCTTGTTGTGGTTGCTGCCGTAGTCGAACGTTACTGCCAATGCGATCTCCTCGGCCTTTTCATGCAGGAGGGTGATGCTATCCATGCCTCCCGATACGATGATGACAGAATCTTTCATAACCTTGTGCTTTTTAATAAGAATCGGAATTACAGGAATTTTTCGGCGTATCGGCTGAATTTGATCCACTCGTTGAAGTTGTTTACAGCACCCTCTCTCGATTTGAGCCGACATCCCTCTTTGCTCATTTGCTCCATCAATCCGGTGCGCGGGTTGAACTTGCAGATGTAGCCGCCGCGATTGCCGTAGAGCCATGCGGTGCTATCGACCGAATCGAACCGATACTTTTGCAGATTGGCGACGGTGGTATATCCCAGCCCGTGAATCTTCGCCTTGTGCTTGTGAGCGGTGTTGATGAACCACGGAAACGCCGTCTCATAGACTTTGCGTGGAATTTCTTTCGTTACGATGCCTCCGATGGCGACATAGGGGTATTCCTCGCACATCTTGACGAAATACTCCTTGCCTCGGTTCTTGTGCCATACGGGGATGGGCTTCTTGCCCGTCATCCTTTCGAGCTTGTGCCGCAACCGCTCGACCTCCGCCAGCCCGGCGACGCTATCGATATCCAGCTCGAAAAAGAGCTTTACATCGAAGCGGTTGATGAAGTTGGCATACTCCGATACATAGGCATCCCAATCACAGCCGCCCTTGTGGGAACCGGCCATGAACGTATATGCCCCGCTATCGAGCAGGAATGACCCGAAATGCTTGACGAGAGGCATGAAATCCTCGTTTTTCCGCAGGTAATAGTAGCTTTCGAGGACATTGATACCTGATAGGGTGCTATCCCCGTCCCCGACGAAGAAGTCCGCTCCGTAGATGGATTCCCGCATTATTTTGTCCTTGTCGCCCGCGAGAAAGCTGTTCATCGCTTCGATGACTTCTTTGCGGCTGTTGGGCGATGCACAGTAAACTTTCATAACCTTTTGCCAAAATTCGCGGAGGTTGCCTGAAATTCCTCCGGCAAGAAATATCCTCATAGCATCCTTGTTAATCTCTTTAAGAGGTATTCTATTCAAATACTCTGAAATACAGGTCGTTAAATACCCCCCCCCCCGAATTTTCCGAGACGCTCGCCGATCCAGCTCTCATACAAGCGGATCAAGATTATGCCCGGATAGGGATTGTTGCCTGCGAGATGGATTTTCATCACTTGATCTTGATGCCCTCGAACTCGCCCATGAGCGTTGCCTCGATACGGGATTTGATCTCCTCCTTTTGGTCGGCATACTCATCGGGAATCGAGACGGTGATCTTCTCGCCCTTGTCTTTCTCGGCCTCCTTGTCAAGCTTGTCGAAAAAGCTATCTACGTCGATCTCGCTTTCATTCATCGGCAGATCGAGGCCCCATGCGGCCAAAGCATCGGCGTCCCATTCGTTCGCCAGCATCGACCACTCCCACCGACCGAAGCCGGAGTTATCGAGAATCGTGTAGGCTTTCAGCTTTTCGATGGATGTTTCTTTCGGGATGATGACGCACGGGGCATCCTTGTAGCCGAGGTCGAGCATGGCTCGATAGCGCATATTGCCGCCGATGATGATATACTTGCCGTTGTCGAGCGGATATACCAGCAGCATACGGTATTTCATCAGTTCGGGGTATGCCTGAATATCCTTTTTCAGGAGGTCGAGTTTCGTCTCCAATATCTCGCGGGGATTCGCGGGGAGGCCGTCGAGCTGACCCTCGTTCAGCTCCAACCGATCTAATTCCAGCGAGACGAAATCGGCGTCGATGGCTTTCAGAGGCTTGTTCTCTTTACTCATAACTGTTCATTTTTAAGATAGATACCACAAAGGTATAAAAAATAGTACCTAATAGGTAGCTATCAGGGCGAAAAAATGAAGTTTACTTCAAATAAGCGTCAATTTCGGCCATGAACTCGTCAAAAGAGCGGCAGATGACATACTTGTATCCGGCCCATTCCGCTCGCTCCTGCCATGCCTTTTGCGATGGCTGCTGTCGGCCCGTCGGGGTCTTCATCTCAATACATAAGCCGTGAAACCGCTTTGCCGGGAACAGGAGCAGGAGGTCGGCGACGCCTTTCATCGTTCCCTCCGCTTTCATGATCGCCGCCTCGGATCGAAGCCGTGCCCCGCCGTTCGGGACAGCGAAGAGGAGCAAAGCGAGCTGCGGGTATTTCATTCGGAACCAACGGACGCAGGTCTGCTGGATGATGCTTTCCTGATGCCTCATCTATAATTTGTTTTTATTAGAATTATCGTATCTCCATATGTAGCCATACATAGTCCTAAATTTCAAACGACAGCAAGCTGCGATGTTGGCACTACTGTATTTTAACGCCCTTTCAATGGCCATCGTCGAATCCCAGATTTTTAAGATTTTCCCATCTAATGAGATTTGTTTTACCCGTTTAGATAGTGGTGAAAGATTATTGATTTTTCCAAGATTTGGCGATTTTCTTCCCAATATGGCGTAACTATGGCGATTGTTTTCAGAGCGACTGCACCATTCAAGATTTGATACATTGTTATTTTGCCGATTACCGTCTTTATGATTCACCTCCTTTTGAGGATTAGGGCAAAAGGCAAATGCGACCAGTCTATGTACTTTGAAAGACCTTTTTATGCCATCTCGACACAGATAGACTGCTAAATATCCGCCTTGTACTGGGAACGGTTTTAGAATCCGCCCTTTGATTGAACGAAATGATCTGCAATTGTGTCTGCTTATCCTATCAAGAGAGCGAATCTTACCTGTATTGCTTACTTGATATAATCCCTCATATTCGGGAATATCTTGCCATATTTCCATATTCAATATCTGAAAGATGTGAAATGAATAATGACGCCGTGAAAGACTTTATCCCCTTTCGGGTGTCGGCCGAAGAACCACTCCTTGAAGTCGGTCGTATTGAGGCCGTCGTTCTTGGCGATTTCATTGCAGTCCGCGTCGATCCACTCCCGACCGTCGATGCAGGCGGTGATCGTATCGTTTTCGCTATGATAATGCAGTTCTATCCGCTGGATGCCGATAGGCTGGTCGAGGCGGGCAATTTCGACCTGCGGCGAGTTATACGGGCGTCCCGACCATTGGCGGATCGAGAGGTAATATCCGCCCCGCTGCATCTTTTCCGCGATGGCGGCCCATTGGTCGTAATTGCCTCGGATGGTGTGCATCTTACGGCCTGATGCGAGCTTCTCCTTGAAGCCTGTCGGCTGGCCTTTCCGGCTGTGCGTCGTCGGGAATACCCGCGACAAGGTGATGACGATTTTCTTCTTTGTCATTTTTTCGTTTGTTGTTTCCATGATTCAAAACTTATTGCTATTTCGCGCAGAAACGCGGGTATTTTGCTTTATCTTCCGACGGCCTTAATGGTAATTACGTCGCATCGGATTCGAGCGTATTCGCTGCCAAAACGGCCTCTTCGGATAACCTTTGCAGGGGCGGCGGGTTTCGATATAGCCCCATCCGCATCGTGGGCGTTGATATTCCCATAAAAGCAGAGATTTTATGACACGCTCCAAATCCATGAATACCTCTGCCAGCCCTACCATGATGCGTCCTCCTCGAATATGTTTCGTTGTTCGGGTTGCTTGGCCGCCGGAGTGCCGAGCGCGTCATGCACCCGCGCGATCTCGGCATCGACTTCCCGCTCAACCGCCTTGCTCTGATTGAGCGAGGTTTTCGACCGAGTGCGGAAATACTCCTTTTGCAGTTTCCGCATGAGGGCTACTTTGTCGAAGAATTGCCGTGCGTTCATTTCTCGGCAATTTTATAGGCATCGACAATCGGGGTTTTGACGATGGAGGCAACCTCGTAATCCGATACCGTGCCTCTCATGCCCTCGGCGAGGTTTTTTGCGGCCTGATTCAGGTCGGATGCCTGCACGAGGATATGGATCGCTTTCTTGCGCTCTGCGCCCGTATTTTCGTCGAGCGTGATGAGATTGATCTTGGCCTTGTAGAAGTGATCGCCGTTCTCATCCCAAAAGATTTCCGAGATGTTGCTGCGCTTCACGGCCGATACCGAGAATACTCCCGATGTATAGGGCATCATTTCGTTGATGATGCGAGCCTCCGCCTCCGTGAATGAGAGGGCATCGACCAAATACGGCTCCGTGATGGTTTTCAGCGAACCGTTTTCTCTCGTCTTTTCATAACGAACTTTTGTTGTAAACCACATGATGATAGATGTTTTAAGTTAAAATTTAGGGGCATCTTTGGTTGTGCGGCGCAAAGCGCGGATCGCATTGTCTATCGTCTGACCAATAACAAAGGGATGCGGCGGCCTGCCGTTCCCGCCGCGCCTCCATTTTTGGAAATGATGCAATGCTCGCAAGGTTTCCATGTCCGACATATGATCCTCTTTGAATTTGCAGAGGTCGTCGCATCGGTATTGATTCAGGGTGATGATGCAATGTCCGTAGCCGTTTGCATCTTCATTCTTGAAAAAGGCGCATTCGCCGCATTTGCAGGGTCTTGTCATGTTATATTCGTTTTGTGGGTTATTCATTATCTTCGTCTCCGACCTCTCCCGTAGGCTCTCGGATGAATCCGATTTGCCGGATTTCGGGGCCGCTGACATCGTCGAACCAGCACATCCGACTGCCGCAGCAGGCATCAAGTATTTTCTTCATATTCTGACGATAATTGAAGTCTCGATTTGGCGATCTATCGTTTCCCCGTAATCATTAGCAGATTTCGCGCGGATAGATTCTCAAATCGGAGATTGGTACCCCGTTCTCCTCTTCGAATTTCATCAACAAGCCGGAGATATGATCTTCGAGCCGTTCCTTGGCGGCCTTGACCTCTGATATTGTTTTGCTCATGGTCGTTTAGTTGAAGAGTAAACGTTGGGCGGATTCAAATTCCATCGCTTTGCAGTTCTTGACCGCCTCGGCGAAATAGCTGTCTTTGAGTTCAAAGCCGATCCCATAGCGTTTCAGGCGGATTGCCTCATAGACTTCCGACCCGATACCGAGGAACGGCGTCAGGACGGTATCGCCCTCATTGCTCCACAGGTGGATCGCGCGACGGATCGTATCGAGTTGCAGCGGGCAAATATGCTTTTCGTCATTCTCGCCCCGCGCATTTGCCCCGTTCAGGGTGTTTGAATAGTCGATGTCCATCCATACGGGAGATGCGTATTTCTGCCATGTATCAACGTCGATTTCGCATTTCACGGGGTGGTCGTGCGATCCGTCCTTACGGAAGATCATCAGATAGTCGGGAATCCCGACGCGGCTCATAGCGGCGTCTTTCTTGACCTGCTTGTGCAGCAGTCCGAGGGCTTTTGTGCGCTGCATCTCCGTAACCGGATTCTTCCAAATGGTGATACGGGAATGATAGATGAATCCTGCATCGGTAAACGCTTGGAGGATCATGCCGGAGAAGTCGCGCAGACCGATATACCCCTCTTTGCCCTTTTGAATAGGCAAATCCATACAATGCACCGCGACATTGCGACCGCTCCACATCACCCGATAGAGTTCCTTGACGAGGAAGTTGAACGCGGTGAAAAACTCCTTGTAATCGCGGCTGTTCCCCATGTCCTCCAATTTGTCGGAATAGGTATAGAGTTCTGCGAACGGAGGCGAGAATATCGAGAATCCGACGCTTTCATCGGGGACATCGCGGATCAACTGTACGCAATCGCCGAGGCGAATATCGCAGCTCTTTCCTCGATATTGTCCGGTAGCTTCGGACGTTTGCAGGGAAATCCGGTTGTTGAGATTGCGGTTCATGGCTGCCGTCATCGCCGCCTGCATCTCCTTAAACGCTTTATGCTTTGCATCGAAGCTGTCTTTGACGTTCGCCATCGTGTCGGCGGTGATGAGGTGGATATTGACCTGCTCGGACTGTCCGAAACGGTATGAGCGACGGATGCCCTGATAGGTCGCCTCGAAAGAAAAATCAAGCGAAGCGAAGATCTGATTGTGGCAATTCTGATAGTTAAGGCCGAATTGCGCGATTTTGAGCTTCGTAATCAGCACGCGGAACTCCCCACGGCCGAAGCCGAGCAGCTTTTCTTTCTTGTAGCCTTTCGTGTCGTTGCCTTTGACTTCAACGGCATCGGGAATGAGATTACGGAGGTATTTGCCCTCGTCGTCATGGCCGATCCAAATGATGAAGTTCTCCTCGGAGCCGTTGGCGATCTCCGCCGCCCGGTTGAGTCGGAGATCATAGGTGGCTCGTAATTCCTTGTGATAGTCGGTCGCGCTGACCGCCATACTGTTGAAGAGCATCCCGTTGTCGCGCTTGGGCGTTTTGACCACCTCTTCAATGATGTTCAGAGCGGGCAGGTCGTAGCCCTCGTCGTCGAACCCAATATCGCTCGGCTTGTTAAGCATCACGGCCCATGTCGAAACGAAATCCCAAAATGCCTGCGTCGCATGGCCTTTCAGCCTCCAATCCGAGGTCGAACCGCCATCGTGGACGAAGTACATAGCGAGCATTTCGTTCCGGCTCATCACGTTCAGGAACTCGGCATGATTGCACAACTCGGTCGTATCGTTCGGGGACGGAGTGGCGGTACATGCCAATTTGTAGGGTGTATCGCGGAAATCCTCGATCAGTTGATTGCGGGTCGCTCCTGCAAAGTTTTTCAGGATCGAACTTTCATCGAGAACTACGCCGCCGAACAGGTAGGCGTCGATATTCTCCATGTTGTCGTAATTCGTGATGTAGATACCCGGCGCGAGGTCTTGATCGAAGACCGTCAATCCCAATTCCGTAACTACATATCCGAATTTCTTGCCCTCTTCGATGGTTTGGCCGATCACCGAGAGGGGAGCGAGAATCAGCACGGGGCGGTCGATATGTCGGTAAACCTTATCGGCCCATTCGAGTTGCTGGATGGTCTTGCCGAGGCCGCAGTCCTCGAAGAGCGCGAATTTGCCCGCCGCCAAGGCACGTTTCACGCAATACTTCTGAAAATCGAAAAGCATCGGGTTCAGGTTCGTTTCTGCTACGGCAAACCCGCTTTCTGTCTTTTGGATTCTCTTCTGATCGAGAAATTCCTGATATTCTTTATTATTCATATCTTGATAAATTATTGATTATTCGTTAATTGGTCGCCATTGGTAGAGGTTCGGTTTGCGTTCCAGATCGCCGCGCCATTCGGCGGCATTATCGTAATCGATGAGTTCGATGCACCCGTCCCGTTTGTCCCTGACAAGGCACGGCAGATTGCGGAATATCTCATCTATGGCGTCATCGGTGGCAAAACCCCATTTCGGGTCGGCCTGAATGTCGCGCCATTGCGTCAGAGAAGAAAGCCGATATTTCAGGTCGACTATTTCCTCGGTTTGCTTATACAATGCCCGCTCGTATGCGGCAGCGGTCTGCGGGGCAATATCTTTCGCTTTACCGACGTTTCGCCAATAACGGCGAATCCAATTCCACATCGCATAGTAGAACTTATCCCGCATATCCCGCCGGAGCAAGTCGGCCTGCGTGTCGTACTTGGCCTTGTGGAGGCATGGAGCGGCCTTGATGCAGCGGAAAAAGCCCGAATCGGTGATATACATCAGCCCTGCGAACTTCGGACATTCGGCCTCGGAGATGATCCCCTCCGGACATACATACCAAAAGTAGTTCGGGCGTTCGTTCAACGACTTGTCGCCGTCCGACAGGATGTGCATCTTCTCCTGCTTGTGGGCCGCCTCATTCAGAAAATCCGAGTGGCTGATCTTGATTTCGCACTCGTACACGTATCCGGCTTTGGAGATTGCCAAATAATCGGATTCCCACGCATAGAAGATGAAGCCGACCATCTCGAACGCGGATTTCGTCAGAATCGGATGATTCCAATACAACGCCTGCTGGATGCTCTCCTCGGTGTGTTTCGGTTTGATCGGGGTTCCTCCCCGTGTCCCTCGCATTCCCATAAATTCTTTGGCTATTTAGCTTTTCATAATTCAATCGTTATCGTTGTCAGATTTATCGGGATAGCTCACATCCTCATAGTTCACGCAGAAGTCGAGGCCCGGATCATCGTCGAATAATCCTTTGGCTCGGCATTCTTCGTATTTTCGGCAGTTGTCGCAATGACATTCGTTTATTGGTCTGTTGGTCTTCATGGCTCTATTCTTTGCGTAATCGGATGATATATTCGGCATTCCTGTACCCTCTGTCGATCATCTGAATACCGAGGAGTTTATCGGCGGCGTAGGATCGTACCCATTCTTCGTCGCATGGGGCAAGCTGCTTACCATCCTGCGTATTTCCATGAAGAGCGAAATGATCGTCTTCCTCGACAATACGGCATGGGCAGGATTTCGCTATCCGATTCATGAATCGGTTGATTTTCTGCACATAGTAGGGAAATGGTGCTTTAATAGTTCGATTACCGTCGTCATCTTCCCGATAGCAGTTCGGGCAATAATGATGACTGCTTACCGAGTGCCAATCCTCCTCGGATGCTTCTTCTTCCGCTGTGCTGCGGTCATACCATGCACTATTATCATTGCTATTGATGAGGGTCTCCCCGCAACGGTCGCACGTAACGCCGTATAGAATTTGAGGTTCAATCATGATTATTAGCTTTCTTTGCTGGGTAGTTCTGTTAAAATTCCGATTTCTTTTACCGCTTCGAGGATGTGTAGAATATCCTGCATTGCCGAAAGCATACGAGGATCAATTCCCTCTACGGAGCAGTTTTTAATCACGTTTCTCTGAAAATGAATCAGGAAGTCCATGTCGTGATTAAGGATTGCGGTTATAATTCTCTTTGCCATAGTATTATGCTGCTATTTGTATCGGGCGCAGATCGCTCTCAATCAGTCGGGCACAAAGGGCCTCGCAGAGAACCCGCGCCAGCTCCGCAGAATAAGTCGATGTATAGCAGTTTCATATCGCCTTATCTTTTGGTTTCGCATTCATTCCATCGACGCGCGATCTCTTCACCGAGTTTTGTAGCGTCGGGTAATGTCTCTTTGAAGTCGCGGTACAAATCGCGGCTGAATAGCTTTATTTGACCGATAGGGATATTCCAGCCGCAGTCAGGGTCTTTGATGCAGAGATCGACCCGTCCGTGATTATCATTCGGTATGCAGAGTAGTTTTACCCGTTGGGTATCGAAACTACCCTCGACGAACTGAAATTTTGGTTTGATCTCCATGACTATTCCTCCTCGATTCCCTCTTCAATTTCAAACTGCGCCAATGCCTGTTGGCAGCCGAAGCAGAAAAAGTCGTTGAGCGCATCGTAGATTGATTCGGGGATTTCATCTTCTTCTTCAAAGTTCCCCTCGACGCACTCCGAGCTGCCATAATGTCCGATATGCCGTTCAGAGTAGGTTTTGCCGTTGATCGTTACATCGGTTTTCCATCCGTCAGCGGTGATTTCGATATTGATCTTATTCTTGTTCATAGTTGCGTTGATTGATAATCTTACTTTAATTCAGGATTGTCATAAATATTCCCGATGACCCACATCTGATATGAATCATCAAAGCAGTCGGAGATTTGAAAAACATCAACATCCCCGAAGTTCACGACGAAACATCCGTTTTGCCATTCGACAACTCCGATGCTTTCAAATTTGTCGGTAAGGACATCACCCTCATAGACCTCTCTCGCGTTCTTGTCCGTGAATCCGGTGTGTTGCCCGACGGTAGCGGGATCAACCTCGTATTCGACAAATGCTCTTTTGCCTTTATGCTGCAAATCGCCATATACCCACATTCCGGTATTCAGGCTTTTCCCTCTGAATTTAACTTCTCTCATCTTGTTGCGTTAAATGTGGTTATTTCACGATTTTATCCGGTTTGCAATCAAATTCCCAATCTACGTCAGTTCCGTAGCAGGTGTGGATTTCTCCGATGTTCATCCCGCATCCGATTCTTGCCATCTGCACGGCCTCCTTGCGGGTGTGGGCGCGAATCTCGAAAACGCCGTCGAAGATGAACCGGGCCTTGACTTTGTAAATCCGCTTTTTCGGTTCTTGCGGATAGGTTTTGAGCCGTGCTTTCAGCCTGCGGATTGTCGCCCGCGCTTCGGCTCCCTCTTTGGAGGCTTGGATGTCGGGCATCTTGCCCTCCAATTCGGCGATGCGTCGCTCGATTGCCTCCGGTTTTAATTTTACTTCTGTCCCCATTGCGTTGAATTTTGTGTTTTTGCGCTGTTTTCTGCGATTTGCCGCATTATTTCGGATTATCCGGCCATCTTATCGCTGTTGCCTGAAACTTGCGGTAAATCGCCTTAATTTTATTTATCCCGATAGGTCTCATTCTTGAAAATGATGACTTCGAGCATTTCGTTGAATCGGTCTGCGATGCGATTGCCGTACTTCTCGCGGATTTGCGATTTCGTGAGATTGGTCGTGATGAACGTGAAGAGCTGCAAATTGTAGCGGTATTCGAGCATATCGACAACCGGATTGAGGACGTTCCCGTAGTCGAGAACCTCTATCGGTTCGCGCCCCATGTCCTCGATGGCGATCATCGGCATATTGCGTAGGTTGCGGAATGCCTCGAAATCCTTTGCGAACATGGCTACCTCCTTTGCATCGACGATCCGAATGCCGGCCCGCTTGCCCTCGAAATGCCCTATATCGTTGAGCCAATTCACCGCCGACTGAAAGGCATACAGGAGGGTCGTTTTGCCATTGCCGGGTACGCCGCAGAGCATTACCCCGAACTTGGCATCGTCGCGGATTAGAAATGCGGCCAGCCGTTCGATATTGGTTTTGGTCGCCTTGTCCTCGATGAATCTGCGGTGGCGATATTCGACCTCCGCCTGATATGCTGCCAGCAGAATGTCCGTTGCCTGCTTCAAGCTCACCGACCACTTAAAATTTCCCCTCGTAGTCTTCCGGGCGAGTAGCTGTCGCCTCAGTCCCTCGACGTTTATCACATGCTCTTTGTTGATTGATCCCATTGCGTTTGTTGTCTTCTTTTTGCCACGTTGCCACCGCCGCGTGCCAGTTTTTCATCTTGTTCTTGCCGACATACCATCCCTTGCTCTCGTAGAAGTTCACGAATCGCTCGGCATCCACCGTGTACCCCTTTTCCCTGATATAAGAATCAACCTCCTCAATAGAGGGCGGGGAAAAGCGTTTTTCGCTTTTTCCACTTTTCCCCTCTCTATTGTCTTTTATATTCTTATTATTCTTATCTTCTGTGCAGGGGTCGTTGCACCCGTCGTTGCAGGGGTCGTTGCTCGCTCCGTTGCACCCCGTCGCGTTATTCTGCTGGTAATCATCATAATTAACTATCGCAATTATCGTTGCACGGGTAACGGGGTGTTTTGATCGGCTTATCATCTGATCTGCTTCGAGTAGAGATAGAAATTTGAGGATGGTATGCTCGGATGGCCTACGTTTCACGCCATCGTCATCCTTATACACCCACCTCTCTTGGAGGTAGTGGACGGATGCGATCAGTTGTCCCCGTTTGATGGTGACGAGGACTGACTTCACAAGGCGTTTGCTATCTTTCCATTCGGCGAGCATCAGCAGGTCGAGCCACCACTTCAAATAGCGGGGCCGTTCCCAAATCCAATGCTCCCGAATGGTTTGATATATTTTTATCCATCCTCCCATCATCTATTTCCCCATGAAAGCAAAGTAGATTTCAGCGAATTGTTCTCCGGCGTATTTCGCCAGCGCGGACGATTTGAAGCAAAGGCGAGACCCGACAGACGCATTCGTAGTCGAGGGCGAGTAATGCGTAACCGCAGACGCAAATCCGGCAAACGCGCCGTTACGCGCATTACCGCCGAACAGGACAACTTTCTTGCGCTCCTCCTTGTTCATCTTGGCGATCTCCTCCTTGGTATAGAGCCAAAACCACGGATAGTAGCGGTATTCGTCTTTGGTGAACTGCGGCGTCCATCCCTCGTTGAGAGCTGCGGTAATTACGCAGAGTTTGAGATAGGCAAGAGCATGTTTGTCGATAGCCTGACGGAATGAGAAGTGTTCGTGCATTTCGCCCGTACTTTCGTGTTTCTCGCAGATGCAAAGATTCGGGCTATTCAGTACCGGAGAGATACCGAGAACCTCGCAGGCATCTTCATACGTTTTTACCCGCTCCATGATGTTTTTCGGGCGGAACATCTCCTTGCCGAAGAGATTTTCGAGCATCTTCTTGTTGTCGGCATTGCCGTTCTTGTAGGCATCGAGCAGATTGTTTTTCTCGATGTAAATGTTGTTTCCGTTCATTTTCAATATATTTTTTAATTCGTCTTGCGTAAAACATTTTGCGCATTCCATGATGAAGTGCGACAGATGCGCTTTGTCGCACCAATAGCCAAGGCGGTTGCAGTCCGCGATATTCGTAATATCACGGTAGTCCGTGAGTTCGACGAATATCTGTCCCTCTTCCTCCTTGCGGGTCTTGTCTTGCTTTACTATCAACATCGCGTTCAATCTTCTTTAATCGTGGAATAATCCTTTTTGTCAATCTTACGGCGTTAATAAGCCGCGTATTCCCGCTGTCTATCTGCACGTTTTCGAGTATCTGCGGCAGACAGCGGATCAGCGTTGAAACTATATCGTTCGGCACGGGTCGCATATCAGTAGGGCATTTTATCGAGATTGACCTCCAATCCTGCACGGGCGATATAAGCCGGTTTTCCTGCGATCTGCCGCACTTCTTCGGCAAACCCTTTGGCATTACTGTTGCCGTCGGAGAGATGCAGTAAAATCACCTCATTTGCCGCCGATAGGTCGGTCGTCCGCAAAATCTCTTTCGTCGTCTGCAATTCCATGTGCGAACCCAGCAGCCGTCCCCGCATGGCGGGAGGCATCCGCCCGCTGTCGATATTGCGCTGCAAGATTGCATCGGAGTAGTTCGCCTCGATCATGATGTGATTCAGGTTCGGCAGCCGGTACTCGAACATCATCGTATCGGTGATAAAGAGCAGGCGCCCCATTTCCTGATGCTCGATGACGAACCCGACGCACGGCACATCGTGGACGACTGGCAGTACGAAGACCTTGAAGCCTCCCACTTTGTAGCCGTGCATCGGTTCGATTATCTTGCAGAATACGCGATTTCTTGGATTGGCAGTGTCGAATACATCGGCGAGGGCCAGTACACGAATGCCACAGGCGAGAAAGTCGCTCAACGACCTTGCATGATCTTCGTGTTGGTGAGATACGAGGCATCCTACCACTTTGCCGAGTTGCCAGCCGAGGCCCTTTTTGATGTCGCGCATGGGAATCCCCGCCTCGACGATCAAAGTTTCATCGGCCGCTTCGAGGATGTAGCAGTTGCCCCGTGATGAACTCCCCAAACATTTCAAGATCATACTCTCGTGCCGTCAGATCAGTATTCAGGTGCAGGAGCGGGTGCGGACTGCTCCGATTCAGCCGTCTTGACCTCTCCGGTCGTCGTATCGACCTCCTCGTATTCCGCTGCCGAGAGATCGACTGCCTGCGCTGCGGCATTATCGAGCGTGTCGTTGCGGTTCGACATGGCGTCATCCTCGACATCGTGAGCCATCGCGTTCTGCATCTCGACGGAGAGATACCCGTATTTCGACAGCAGGCGGCGGATCACCGTTTTCAGAGCCATGTCGTTAAAGTTGCCCTCCCATCCGACTTTCTTGCCGATGATGCCGTCGTTGGCTTTGGCGATGAGCTGCGCGACGGTCGTCTCTTTCTTCACGGATGGAGAATACCGCTTGGCGTAGGCGGCCATATCCTCGACGGTTACATAGAGCGTCTTGGAAAAGCCGTTGAGCAGCTCGAAATAGCAGAAATAGCCGATGATCTTGTCGGAGGTCTTTTCGCCGTCGAAAGCGATCTCTCCCGTGAGCTTGTTCACCTTGCGGACTTCGCCCTCATAGACTACATCGGCATTGATCGTCCGGTACTGCCCCGTTCGCATGGCGAGCTGGATATAGCCCTTGTAGCCGGGGATGAACGTCGGTGTAGGGACTTTGACCCATGAGCCGTCAGCCTGTTTTACCGAGTTGTTGTAAACCACGATGTAGGCGAAACCGAGGGCCTTGTTCAGAGGCAGGCGGAGGGTCGCCGCGCGGAGTGCTTCGGCGATGACTACCGAGGGCTTACAGGTCTGCAACGACCGGTCGCCCGTATAGAGGTCGATGAGCGATGCGACGAACGTATCTTTGTGCTCGCCGAGGGCGTTCTTGAACTGCTCCTGTACCGACGGAGCATTGATTGTTGCTTTGAGCAGATCGACGGGGCGATCCTGCTTTGCTATTGCTTGATTCATTGTAAAGTTGATTTTGAATGTTAATTTTCTGCGAGTTTTTTAAGAGCGGCGAGTTTTGCACCGAGAGACACGACTTCTGCCATGTTGGGCCGTTCGATGAATGCGGCCATGCTTTCGATCAGCCTTTTGCCGCTTCCCATGATCGCTATACATTGGGCCGTCATATCGCTGTCTTGCGGCTTCTCGTTTACGAGGAGGATGCAAGACCTCTCATCGCCCCCCCCTCCGGCATCAGCGTTTCGATCTCTTTTACCATCTCCTCCACGCGGAGGATGAATGCGCTTTTCTGTTCTTCGGTTTTCATAATTGCGTTGAATTTTAAGTGAATGATTATTAGTCGAAAAGGCTCTTCGGTTGAGCCGGTTTCCCGTTGTGTTTGATGACGAGTTTGTCGTCGAGCGATACGAACAGGCGGATAACCTGCGATTGCGTCGGATGCAGGGTATTGACGCTCTCCGACCCATCGGCGAAAATCGGGGCGGAAATGCCCTCGAAACGGCATATCGCGTTGATGATGTCGATACCTGCGTTGAATTGCCCTGCGGTATTGGCGTCGGAGAACGGTACGCCGTTTACCATTGCCTCGCACGTTTCCACCTCGCCTCCGTTGATCTGTGTCTCAAAGAGGCGGAACTTCACGAAGTCGAACAGCCCGTTGATCTTGCTTTCGATGGCCTCCGTGCGGGCTTTCGAGAAAGCTGCCATCGTGAACTCGATACCCTCCAACTGCGCGAGTTCTTCCGACTGTATCCGGAGGGATTTTTCGAGTTCGGCGATGCGCCGGTTATTCTTCTCGATCTGCTCGCGTTTCATAAGCCGCGATTTGAGCGCGTCGATTCCGGCGACGAGCGAATCGCGTCCCTCGCGCAAGAAATCATCCTCTGCGGCAGCTATGGGCTGCGAAACTTCCTTTTCGAGTTTTGCGATTTGCTCTCCGAGTGCTATATACTCGGTGTTGGCCGCGATGGTCGGGGTGGCGTCGGGTTCGATGAGTTTTGCCGTGAGGATGCCGCTCATTTCGATTTCGGAGATGATAGATACCTGTTCGGCGATCTTTTCCTCGATTTCCCCGATATATTGATTCACATCCTCCATGCGGAGTTTGTTCTCCTTGCCGCGACGGTTGTTCTCTTCGAGGTCGGCGGCATTCCGGCGGTTGAAGTTCTCGGTGATCTCCTGCTGGCGGCTCTCGATCTCTTCGATCTCGAAACGACGCTTGCAGGTCGGGCAAATAAACTCGTTCTCATCGAATACGAGCTTGCGGGCATTGATTGATTGCCATTGCTTGATAAGTTCGGCGCGGCGATCGGTGCATACCTCTACCTCTCGGCGGGCATTGGCGAGGTCGCGCTCGGCGGCGGCTTTGTCGCGCTTCGCCCGCTCCAAATCCTCGGCAGCGGCCCGCTGCTTGGCCTTGTCGGAACGGTAGAGGGCCTGTACTTCGTCCTTGATTTTGAGTTCGAGGGCCAGCCGTTCGTTTTTCAGGTCGCTGATTTTGCGTACCGTTGCAAGCCGTTCCTCATTCGCGGCGGCATAGGCTTTCGATGCGTCGTTAATCTGTTCCTCGACCTTTGCGAGTGCCTCTTGTTTTTGGCGGAGTTCTTCTTCGAGGGCCGCCCAATCCTCCGCCTCCGGCACATCGCGGCGGCGTTCGTCGATGCGTTCGGGGATGGCCTCGATTTCGGCTTTCAGACGGCGTTTTTTCGCGGCAATCTCTTTCTTGTATTCCTCCATCGTCTTTCCCGTCAGCGAGGCAAGGAGAGCCGCAAAATCGGCATTTCCGGCGGCTATCTCCTCATCGGTAATGCCTCCGGCCATGCGGAAGAGCATCGACCGCTGCGTATCGACCGACTGTGCCGTGAAGTAGAGAGGATTGGTGATGAATTTGAATACCTGTTCGGGACAGATGGCGGCGATTTTATCGTTCCACTCCTTGACCGAGCAGGGCACGTCGTTGTAGAGGCGTTCCTCCTCATGCCCGACGAACTCCTCGACCGCCGAGCCGCGTTTCTTCGTCCATTTTTCGTTGAATCGACGGCAGAGGGTTACGGTCTCGCCATCGACCAGCAGGACGGCCGATACCTCGTGCGGGAGTTTCGGGATGATGTTTCCGGCCTCGTCGTAGGTCTTGATGCCGAACTGTTTTCTGTCCTCGCTGTTCTTGCCGAACAGAAGCCATGTGAACCCGTCGAAGATCGAAGTTTTGCCGATGCCGTTGCGCCCGTAAATCTCCGTGAGCGCAGGGTCGAACTCGACCGTCAGATCGCGCAGCCCCTTGAAATTAATCAGGGACATCTTTTTTAATAATATCTGTCTCATATGCTTATTGATTGATGTATTGCCATTTGAACCCACCGGCAGATTTGCGTTTACCTTTGGCTGCTGCACAAATTGAACTATACGAGATTTTTAATTCCCGAACGGCATCAGCGATACACGCCCATTCTTTGATTATGTCGCCTTGTAATGTAGATTGTTTAACTGGTTTTGCATAAGGATTAAGTCCTCCATGATGTATGCGATGCCATTGCCTGTCTCTATTGGCATGCCCCCTTACAATACCTGTCCCGTAATGAAGATTTTCATTCAAAGTTGCCCATTCAAGATTTTCGACGCGATTATCTGTCTTAATCTCATTTTTATGGTTTACCGTTTCTTTATTATTAGGGTTTGGGATAAAGGCTTCTGCTACTAATCTATGAATAAGGAAATTTTTAGACTTGCCGTTTTTGCATAGTGCTACTACCAAATATCCGCAAGGATGATTTGCGGGTTTTAGGATTATACCTTTTTTACGAATATAGAATTCATAACCGCAGCAACTTTTGGTTAGAATGGTTCGATTTATTGAGCGTATTTGACCGAAATTACTTACTTCATAGTAGCTTTCATAGCCTTTGATCGGACGCCACTCTTCTTTGATGATTACCGTTTTCATTTGCGTTGAATTGAATGTTTACTGAATACTCTCGATGTAATATTGAGCGACCTTTTTCCCCGTCGTCGTCTCAACCCTCGTCGCTTTGAATTTGATTTCGGGATGGCTTTTCCGCAGGTCGCTGATGCGCGATGCGAGCCTCATGCACCCGAAGAGCCGCAATGCTTCGAGGCTCGTGATCCGGCTGCCGTTCAGCAAGTAGGCAAGAATGCGCTTGCATTGGCTTTCGGAGGTCTGAATATTAGGGTTGTCGTTCATATCGTCTGTTATTTATGCGTTACGGCGTAGGTCGTGCCCCTGCTGCGGATTTCATCGTCGGTCGGGACGCGGGATTGAAGCTGCCATGCTTCGATCTCCTTTTTCCTGAAATAGACTTTGTTGCCCTGCTTGTAGTGCGGAATCTTTTTTGCATTCGTCAGATGCCGCACGCGGCTTTCGGATATGCCGAGCAGCAGGGCGATCTCCGAGGTGTTGAGCACCTCTTTCGAACCGAGAAGCAGAAGCCGCTCGATGCGTTCCAATCTTTCCTCTACTCCCATGCGTCGTCCTCCTCCTGCATCGTTTCCGACATTTCGGGAATCAACCCGCGGGCATCCCAATAGTCGCACATCCGAAAGATGAGATACCAAGCCCCGAATCCGATGATCTTCGGGATTATCAGGGCAAGCATCCAGTCGCCGAACGGCTGGTCGTCTATGGGGACGGAGAATGTCCCGATAACGGCGATCATACCGACGACCATCAGAACGTAGTATCGCCAATTCAACAGAGCTTTCATATTTCATTGGATTGCGCCTCCGGTTTCGGGAAGAGGCCGTTTATATTCAGGTTATATCGACGAGCTATGATACTCTGTGTCAGCTCGTCTGGGACTTGGCGACCGCAAAGCCACATCTTGACCGTGTTCTCGGAACGATGCGTGAGCGCAGCGATCTCGGCGATGAAATTCTGCGCGGGCGTCGGCTTCTTTTTCTGCTCGGCATAGAGGTCGAAAAAAGATTTTTTCTCTGTTCTGCTCATATTTCGTCGTTAATTATTCACTTGTTAGGTACTATTTTTATATATTTGCACCCGACGGATTTTATTGATGCGTCAATATCTTTCCGTATTGCAAGGGCAAAGATAAATACTTTTGTTTGGATAACCAACATATTTCTTTGTTTTTTGCAAAGAAAAATATTTGCGGCAGATTGGGGTTTGCGCTTGAATGAGAATAACATTGTGATATACAAACATATATGACAGGACAGAAGATAAAGGACATACTTCGCTCGGAGGGCATCACGATTGCGGATGTCGCGCGGATGCTCGGACATAATGGGGATCAACGCCTGCATAGTGCCTTGAAATCCGAGGATGTCAAAAGCGGGTTGATCGAAGATATTGCCCGTGTTACCAACAAAAGTGTTTGTTATTTCTACGAGGGTAGCGGGAATACGGTAGCGACGGATCACGGTATCGCGGTATCGGGCGATTCGAATCAGATCAATGCGCTGTCGGAGAAATTCATCGCCCTGCTCGAAAAAAAAGACGAGCAGATGGATCGGCTCATCGGGATTATAGAAAAGAATAATAAATAGAGGTCGGATATATGAAAACGGAAGAGATAAAGGAGCTGTTCGAGCAGTTTGAATCAATCGTCTGCCTGTATGACGGGGTGGAGTGTTGGAGTGCGCGGGAATTATGCTCGGTGCTGGGATATGTGCAATGGCGCAATTTCGAGCAGATCATAGATAAGGCGAAGAGTGCGTGTGAATCGGCGGGTATGCCCGTTGCCGATCATTTTGCCGACGTCAGCAAAATGATCGAGCTTGCCAAAGGAGCGCAGCGCGAAGTGGATGACTATATGCTCACGCGCTATGCCTGCTACCTGATCGCGCAGAATGGCGATCCCCGCAAACCGCAGATCGCTTTCGCGCAAAACTATTTTGCCGTGCAGACCCGCCGTGCGGAGTTGGTGCAAAAGAGGCTTTCCGATTACGAACGGGTGCAGGCCCGCGCGAAGTTGGCCGAGACCGAGAAGCGTTTGTCGGGTGTCCTGTACGAGCGGGGTGTGGATAGTCGCGGATTTGCGATCATCCGCTCGAAAGGGGATCGGGCGTTGTTCCATCTCGATACGGCCCTGCTCAAACGCAAGCTCGGTGCGCCCGATAGCCGTCCGCTTGCCGACTTCCTGCCGACGATAGGCATCAAGGCGAAAGACTTTGCCGCTGAAATGACCTCCGTAAACGCCGAGCAGAAGAATTTGCACGGACAGATGGCGATAGAAAAGGAGCACGTCGATAACAACGTCGCCGTTCGCAATATGCTTTTGAGCCGAGGTATCGTCCCCGAACAGCTCCCTGCGGGGGAAGATGTGAAGAAAGTCGAGCGGCGGCTCAAATCGGAGGAAAAGACGCTAATTAAGGGGAAGAAAAAGAAATGAGCCGCAGACGGGTTTACAACGATAACACTTTGGCTATTATGGATCGGTTCTTTGCGGCGTTCGATGTCGCCGTACAGAATCGGTTGATAAAGAGCATCGCCGAGTATTGCAGGGATAATTCGATTGCTCCGCCTCATTTCTATACGCAGCGCAAAGATCGCAATAGGGGGTATTTCGAGGTCGGATGGCTCGTTCCGCTGGTTCGGGACTGCGGCATATCCGCGACGTGGCTCCTGACCGGACGGGGCATGATGTTCCAGCAATAAAGACGAAGACCATACCGAGGACGATCTCGATATGGTCTTTTCAATTATGGCGATTTCGCCGCAATTAGAATATGTCGGGTATCTTGGCAACCGCCGCCTGCTTGTTCTTGTCGAGCACCTTTGCGTAAATCTGCGTGGTCGATAGCTCCCGATGTCCGAGCAACTTACTGACCGTATAAATATCGGTTCCGAGATCGAGCATCATCACAGCGAACGTGTGACGGGCACAGTGAAAGGTTATATCCTTGTGGATTCCGGCCCGCAATACCCACCTTTTGATCGTTTCGTTGGTGCAGCTCGGAGAGTGGATGTCGGGAAAGATATGCTCATCATTTTTACCTCTTGTTCCCATGAGTTCAGCGGCCTGCGGCGGTATGTCGAGATATTCCTGTCCGCTGGTCTTTTTCTGCTTGAATATAATCCGCGTGAACTCTCCCTGCTGATGCACGTCGCCCCATGTCAGGCGGATCACGTCGGAGCGGCGTAGTCCCGTCAGGCAGGAGAATAGGAATGCCCGTTTGATGGCCGGATATTCGCATTCGGTTTGAGCGAGCCGCTGCACCTCTTCGATGGTCAGGTACATGCGCGTTCCCTCTTCGGCCTTGAAGCCCTCGACGCCCCGCATGGGGTTGATCGGTATGATGCGATCTTCGTAGGCTTGATTCAGGCAGGCCCGCAGTTTGTTGAAGTAGCTGACCCGTGAATTGCGGGACAGCGGATGATCCTTGATGCGCTCCCGTTCGTCGCAGCTCCACGCACACGCATCTTTTTCTAAATAGTCCCGAAATCCCTGCACCCATTCCTGCGTGATCTGCGAGAATTTGATCCGCTCGTTCGGTTCGTATTTACGGAGGTGTTTCAGGCATGATTTCCAGTTGCCCCAATTCCCTGTGCTCTCCACACCGAGCCGCCGAGCACACATCGCACGGTAGTAATCAAAAAAGAGGGTATCCTCGGCGTATGCCGACTTGAAACCATGCTCGCCGTTCTGCACCTCGACGATGCGCCGTGCCTTGATCGAGTTGGCGAGTTGGAGGGTTTGCCGGTTCGCCTCCCTGTCGGCTTTTGTCTTTTCGGGAATGAGGTACAGTTTCAGAAATTCGTATTCCCGCTTTCCGTTCAGGTAGATGTCGAGGTAGAGGCTGACGTTCCCGTTCGTCAGCTTCTTGCGCCTGATCCGGATCGGTTCTTTGATCTCCGCCAT